GCAGTAAGGACAGGATAATGGCAGATAAATAGCGATAGTTTGCCGAACTTTATAAGTTCGCTAGTAGGTACACAAGATGTGCTGACCATTTTACCTGTCTCGTAGATGGCGCGTAACTTATTATCCGTGTCATGGTTTCCTCGAATGAGGAAAATCGTTCCATTCAAACGACTGATGACTCCAACGTCATAATGACCCATCACCATATCACCAAGATGATAAACAACATCACCAGGATTTACAACGCTATTCCAGCGCTGTACTATAGCCTCGTTCATTTCTTCTGTACTCTTAAATCCACGAGGCGCATAAAGGAAGTCTTGTTCGTGGAAAAAATGAGTATCAGATGTAAAAAATATATTAGCACCCACGAACAATCCAAACCTCCTTCACATTATTGAACTCCCCTACATAGGGGGTAGATAAAGAGCGATACATATTACGGATCACCGGCTCAGTTACATAAGCGCGTCCTTCGCGAGTTTCATCACGCCGCACACACTCAGTAACCGGAGTGTCCATCATTACAAAGACAATATCATATTTATCACCAGTCATTTCATGCTTTGCCAAAGCCGATACCAACTTATGCCGAGCACCGTGAGACAAATGAGTAGCATCAGCAACCACATCCCGATTCCTACGAAGAAGATCCACGATGTTATCAATGAACTTGTCATATACTTCGTCCTCATGTGAAAACAGATGCTCGTTGTCCTTAATGATAGACAAACGTACAGTATCGCGAGAAATATAATCTGCATTCACCAGATTCTTCTTCGCCCAAGTAGACTTGCCAGATCCAGGAAGTCCTACCATTACGTACAACGTTGCCATCTTATTTCAGCCCTTTCAGATAATTTTGATATTTAGGATGATTCTTTTCATACTCCAATTCTTCTTCAGCTTCTTGTTTATATTTACCTGCTGCAAAATCCATGAGAAATTGTGCTTTCTCTTCCTCATTTCTACATTCAATATGGTTTACAGTGTGTTTACAATGCCAACAATACATCAACTTTCTATGAAATGCACCGCGTTGATTCGATTGCTGACGTGTTAGTGGAATACCCTTTTCACCACAATTGATACAATAGAAATCATGAGTTGAAAAATTATTTACTCGTCTGCCCATTCCTCCTCACGCTCCAAACCAGCCCTTGACCTTACGCCAAGCAGCCTTCCAGGTCAGCGGATATGTCAGATAATGCTGACCAAAAATGAGAACCGTAAGAGCTACGAATGTTACCCAAGACATAAAATCCCTCCTTCATTTTTCTATATATATTATATCATATAATTTTAAAATTTTCAAATCCGATTTCAAGAGGGCGTTTGCTGTCCTGCTTTTGGCAATCCCGATCCCAAAATCCGGTAACAATCATAGTAAGACAATTAAGTACATAACCGCGACCATAAAAAGTCATTCCAGTATCCATACCAATATGCCAGCCACTAACCTCATTGTCTTTTGGATATTTAGGTTTATATGCGACAGGCTGCATTTCACGCTCAGGCATCCACTTGGCATTAGTATATTCATGCAAATAGCATACTGGGGTATGTCCAAAAACAATGATTTTGTCCTCAGGCCAGCAACTCCATAATTTGCTTCGATCCCAAATCATTTCCTGGTAGTCATCTTGATCAAAAGTATCAAGATCACCATGCTCTGCATCATATAAACGCTTCCATGCCTCATAAGATCCACCAGCATGGCTGAAGCATATAGGAGCCTGGAATTGAGGATCAAGAGCAAAAGTAGTAATAGTATTTTCCTCAAGCCGATCTACGAATTCAGTGCTACATCCTTCTACAATCCAATCACGCAGAGTAGGACGTCCGCCATTCATCATAGAAAGACCAAACCAGTGGAGCCAACGACATTTTCCAATAATTTCAGTTGCTTCATCAAGAGTATGAGTAGTATTGGCAATCTCAGGATATTGCTGAACTGCTTCACGCGCAGCACGGATAAACATATCCTCATGTTTGCCTCGAATGTATACGATTTGCGGATCATCGAGAATAGCCTGCATAATGTCATAGCCAAATTCACCACGGTCGCAAGCATCGCCACCAAATACAATCATACATTCTGGATCTTGTTTAAGACACCAATCCCGCATCGTCTGGAACAGATCCAGTTGTCCATGAACGTCGGTAAAGTAAAAAACATCGTGCATTATTCTCACATCCTTTTTAATGCTTGATTATTAGCATAAATGTATCCTTCTTTCCATAGATCGGTTGCGCCTGGATCATATGGAATATCAGACCAATAAGCATAATAGCCTGCACGCCAATCTAAGGCGTCAGCGAGAATTTCTTCTTGCGTCTTTCGCGGCTTTCTTTGCTTGCCAAGCTTCGATTGCAGCCATTTGATCAGCATCATCATTTTCACTCTTCTTTCCCGCACATATACCCCATAAAAATGCGGCAACTAATAAACAACTTAATGTAATCCATAACCATATCATGAGATATAATCGGGACTTGGTTCAATCCCTTCCTCCCTACAAAGTTCTTTATAATACTCTTCAGTCCAGGCTTCCATAAGCGTGTAGTCATAATCGATATCTACATCGCCTTCTTCTGTTGCTCTTTGGCAGGCCATTTCCCATGCTTGATCAGCTAGATCTTGGTGAATATCTCTCGGTTTACTCATAAGACTCCCCTCACTTTCTATATATATAATATCATATTATTTTAAAATTTTCAAATAAAAAATGGAGTGGATCACTCCACTCCATTAAGATTCAAAATAGGTAAAGTGCTTTCTCCACCCATAAAGGTAGGAAGCTTACCATCCCAATGTAAAACCTTGTTATAATCAATTAGTTGATCAGTTAAAGAAGCATTAAGTTTCTTATTTGCTTCTGCTTCAGCTTCAGCTTTTACTTGGATAGCATATGCTTCTGCATCAGCCTCAATTTTCTGTACATCAGCCTGCGCCTGTGCGGCAATACGATCACGCTCAGCTTTTTGAGTGGCTTCCATGGTCTGCTGTTCCTGCTGAGTCTGCGCACGCTGTTTTTCTTGTGTAGCAACCTGTTTTGCTTCAACCGCAGACTCAAAAGCATCAGTAAAATCAATATTTTCAACAGCCAAAGATATAATATTAATACCTTTTGGCGCAAGTTCGTCCCGGATCAATTCATATATTGCATCTGCAGCCTTCTGACGATTTTCAATTAGATTTTCAGCAGTATATTTAGCAATCATGATCTTTACATCCTCTTGAATACGCGGTCCAATAAGGATCGTCGCATATTCAACACCAACATCACGATATAAGTTCATAGCCGTGGTTTTATCAATATTATAGTTGATAGATCCCTGTACATCAACTTGCTGAATGTCTTTTGAAAATGCTTGCAAAGAAAATTCAACTCGCTGTTCACGGTTATCCATTGTAATTACGTTATCCCATGGTGCATGAAAATTCAGACCTGCATCCAGGGTTTCGGCGTGGACTTTACCGAAAGTTGTTACGATGCCAGTATAACCAGTCGGTACATATGAGATACATGACAAAGCAACAGCAAGTGCACATGCGATGCATCCAATAGCCCTAACAATCGGCTTGAATTTCTTCGTTTCCATCATACCAGCGCCAACCAAACAGCCAATAAGAATTATTACACCGAGAATCATTCCAACCATATTAGTTCTCCTTATTCAATTTTCTAATCTGTCTCTTGATCTTGTTCACAATTTTTGAATTATGCGGGCCGCGTGCTTCAAGTAACGCTGCCCTCTGCTTCAACAGGCATAGACGAGTCAATTTGTTCATTATTTTCCTCCTCAATTCTTGTTGCTTCAGCAAGAAGTGCTTGATCTAAAATGTCGAGCGGGATAGAAAGATAGATACCAGGTGGCATCATGCGAGTAAGTTCTTCACCTTCCCGCACAATAGCTCCACACCGCTCGCATAACAGAACTGTGTCTTTTTCTCCTCTTGCATGAGTATGAAATCTGGATTTATGACCACATTCTGGGCATATACTGGCCATACGATCATTTTTTACTTGTCTATCATATTTTCTACGTTGCTCTCTATTCATTCCTCTTTTAACTCCAAAATTTATTTTATAATTTTTAATTGTCATCCACAATCTCCTGGGCTTCTTCTATATCAGGAGCAGTTGCTTCATCTTTTGCAATACCTTCAAGAACTTTGAAACTGAAATTCTTGTGCTTATATACTTCGAACTTAGTACGGTTGCAAATACGAACAACGACACCTTCACGCACATGGGTCTTGCCAACAGGGTCAGGGCCATCAAAGTATTCTTCAACACGTTTTACAAGGTATTCAGCAGGATCAACAGGAATCCAATCGCCATGAAGTCCAGGGACATGATCGGGGATAAAGAACCGAGTAAACTCAGGAACTACTTTTACACCCATCTGTTCGCAACGTTCACGGATCTGATCAGGGCTATATTCTACGACATCGCCATCTTCATTTACCATGGTTATACGATAGACATAAACATCGCAACATACGCCCGCACGCTCTCCGCGGCCACAGGTGTCATCTTCACGATATTCATTTTCGGTATAGCCAGCAAACTGGTTACATCCATAAGAGAATGTAGTGGTTTCGCCATACTGTTTAGTGAACTCAGGATCCTTTACCTTGCTATTGGCAACCTGGGACATAATAGGCGCACCTTCAGGTCCCTGGAAACCTACGATCTCATAATAAACTACTTCACCTTTGTGAAGCTTGCCTTCGAACTTTGCTGCCATAGCGTGGCGGAAATCGTCGCTGCCATAGAAACCGCCTTCACGCTTTCCATCCAGCACGACACGCCGAGTACCAGTAATATAGCCATATTCCATGTAGTCCTTGCCATGCCGACGTAACAACTTGTCCAGCCAGGTTCTCTTCGTGTGGACAAGAGGAAGGTATCCGGTACGGCCTGACGTGCCGTGCATCTTCAAGGTGAGTTGAACCAGGTCTCCAGGCTTGAAGGCGGCCAAGTTATAGGCCAACTGGGCAGTGTCTACATGTTCATAGAAGGTAGGGGCGATATTCGCCTTAGCGCGACCTACGCCCTTACCTGCTCCACGGGAGGCTGATTTATTCGCCCGTGGGATATACTTACGGCAAATCTCTTCGCCATTCAGCACATCAATAGTATCTCCAACCTTAAGATCAGAGATTTTGCAGAAGTCAGTAAAGGCAATAAGGGGCATATAAAGACCATCAGACTTCTCACCACGAAGCTTAATTGCTTTAATGTTACGCTTGTCAGGCTCCATATATCCACCGCAAGGCTTACCATTTTCATCCTTGCGCCGCACCAGATCATTAACCTGACAGAACCGTTCACTCAGCTGGCCATCAACAGGAAAATAAACACCAATATCTCCGATATTTACATCGAGACCAACGATAGTATCATTGCCGAAGAAAGTTGCGATCTGCAACCGGTCAGCATTGGTGTGCTTACGCAGCTTTTCAACACGCACAACATAGCCACAATATGCCATAATTCTCACTCCTTTAGTTCTTTATTTTTACAAGCATCCTTCCATGCTCTCCATGCATAACGCTTATTATGAAAAGCATATGTACGATTGCCACATGTTTCACACTGTACAAACCATGCAGCATGATACCAAGGCCAATCCTCATTTTCAGTATAAGCATCTGGATCAATTTGATGCCAAATACCTAATTGGCTACTATCGCATTTAGGGCATCTTTGCGTTCCACCCCATGCGACTTTATGTTTTACTTCATATGTATATACTTTTTTCATATTTACCTCAAATTGCTGGTGTATTATGATCGTCATGATTGCTAATAACTATCCATACGAATATACCAATGAGCAATGATGCAATAATAATATCAACAATAATCATCCAGGATACTTCCCTTCCCAGAAGAAGAACTCAGTATGGGATCCGACATCAATTTTAGTCATACCATCCTGTTCCCATACGCGCATGTAATAACTTACAAAAGGAACCACTTTGGATGGATCGTAATCCTTACCATATTTTTCTTTTGCCATGTTATGTTTATTGGCATTACATTGATCAATAAACTCGCGGATAGATTGACATACTTCTTCCCAGGTTGCGCAATCACAGATTTGACGTTTCACTCCCTGACTGTTCTCGAACCATAGAGTCATCTTTACTCACATCCTTTGTTAAAAATTTTCGCCAATAAGCTCTTTCTTCTTCATTCACATAGTCTTCATATTTTCCATATCTTGTTCGCATAATAATTTCTACCAGCGCTTCAACATCTTGTTCAGACATATAAATCCCCCTTTCACTATAAATATATTATCATATATTTTTATAGTTTTCAAGTGATTAGTGATCTGTCTCGTCAAGTAGCTTAGCAGTATTTAACAAAATCTGTTTAAGTTGATCAGACATTTTGAAGCGAATAGCATTTTGCTCAATAGAAGTAAGCAAATTACCATTATGCTGACGCTCACTTGCAGCCTTCCAATCGGCCAACATTTCAACCAGGTCAATCAGATTCATATCATTGACGCCATTGGCAAAATGTTCTGGATGATGACGATAAGTCGCATAATGATGATCCAGTGCAGGCTTGAGACCAGCTAGACATTGTTTATATTCATCACTATTGTACTCAGTAGTCGCCAATTTAGGAGTGTATTCTGCAAACAGATCTACTTCTGGCGGTTCAAGTTTAGCAGCATCATGGTTAACACCACGATTGGTCAACTTATCAGTAAAAAATCGAATATATTTCCGCACTTTCTCAATGTGCTTCATAGTTTCGACTTGACATTCAGCAATAGTCATATTAAATCCTCCTTAACATTGGATGTTTGGCGGAAAAGGCCAATCGCCTACTTCATATTGCCACTGGGCAGGTGGACGACGCTCTTCAACATAATAGGGAACTACAGGGTTATAACCAGGGAGCTGATAAGGTTCTTCTCTTTTGAAATAACCCACAGGGGTAGCAAGAGGTACGAACATATAAATGTAAGAGCCAACGACGGAGAACGGTGCCTTTTTCACCCAATCTTTTGCTTCCTGCTCAGTATTGCACAGGATTTGCGGTACAAGTTTATCGGATCCAATCGGTTGAAAACAGATTAACCACATACTTCATTCTCCCCCAATATCACATATACTTGTTCGCACAACATGCGGAAATAAAAATCAGCATTGAATACTTCTTTATCTTTGTAATGTTCATGTACCCACTCATGAGCTTTATCCATCCATTTGCGCAGATCACTTGCATACGTCCATGCAATATCACGCGGCATAGGATATTGTTTAATATCCAAAAACATACCCCGCATATCACTTACGTCGATAGCTTCATCAAAGGGCCGACTGAATTGGAAAAATCGAATGAAACTTTCTTTAATTCTGAAAGCGTTCATTAAACTCTTAGGGTTATATCCAACTGCATCATTATATCCAAGAGCAACGCTATCATTAAAGAAGGTGCGTTCAAGAGCTTGTGATTCATATCCAAGCCAACATTTTGCAGATTTATACAAATTATGTCGACTAATATTATCCCGCACTCCAAGCAGAGTGTCATAAAGCCATTCCCAACCGGGAGCAATATCAACATATTCAGTATAAAGAGTTTCAAGGAAATTGATGTTACCCTTGATATATTGCTTGAACATATCAGCAATGGCTTTAGTTTCAGCATGTTCGCCATTATCCATTTCAAGAGTTTTGTTATATTTGTCTGTATCGCCCCAGGTCCAATCGCGCAGGTCGGGGACAATAATAGACTTGGTGTCTACATCACTTTTAGTCGTAGCTAGACCATAATTCTGAGATCCAAACAAAGCGGTCATTACACGGATACCGCCATTTTTTGCACACCATTCATCTACCTTTTGTGCGTGTGCAAATACTCTTTCAAGTACGTCTACGTTCATTATCCTTCCTCCTCACTCATGAAACGTTCAAAGCCACCTGTGCTAAATGGGCATACATCACATACACTATATCCATCTTTATCTTTGTCTAATCCTTTTTCTTTGCATTGATTACAAGTAGAATTGCCAAGATGACTAAACTCATGTCCCAATGTCATCATCGTACCTAACAAAGCAGCGGTCATAGTCTTTGAACTCATAATAATCTCCTCCTTAACTTTCTATAATTATTATATCAAAATAAATAAAAAAAATCAAGGGGTGATATTATTATCACCCCTTGGAGATCGCTTAGGCGTGGATACAAGCGTAACGCTCGCAATCAATCGCTTCCATCATCAGATCCCAACCGGTCTTGCCAGTCAAGATGCTCTTGAAGATAGAGGGACTGAAACCAGATACGTAGGACACGTAGTGGTTACCGATCATAGGAATATTGGCCTGGCGAGCATCAACATTCCAATAGATCAGCTTAGGCATGCGATAGCCTGCTGCATTGAACTTACGTTCAATGGTTTCCATGGTAGACTCAGCGTTAGCCGTAGTCATACCACTACCACTGTACCGCCATCCATTGCCAGTAGCACTGTCGAACTCCATGTCGGAGATTACGATCATGTACTCAGGCAATTCCGCATGGGTGCGGATCGCGGTATTCAGCACCATATCGAAGGCAGCTTCGATATTGGTGTTCTGGCACAGATTCGTTGCAACAATGCGCTGGACCTTGTCGCAGAAGTCTACACCTTCAACCTCAATCAACTGGGGATGATGACTGAAGCTAATATAGTGATTGTGCCAAGGACCCTGGTTACGCTCCGCGCAATACATACCAAGTGCCGTAGCAACATTGATAGGAGTACCGCTCATAGAACCAGAAGTATCGATCATACAAAGTGCATCCAGCTTTGCGCCCTTGAAATAATCGGTAAGATTATCCCAATACTTGTTGATCATAAGGCGATCAGTGTTATCTAGTGCAATACCACGACCGTAGCCATAATATCCACCCATAAGGTCGATAGCCTTTTCAACAACCTCATAAGGATAAAGCGTTGCCGCATTAACCTTAGTGTTCTCGTCCTTTGCGAACTTTTCATACTTCGCCTTGATGATATCGCGGCGAGCGAAAGCGTTCTTATAGATCAAGCCAGCCTTGGAAGGGATCTTATCGAACTCGATTTCATCCCAACGATTGGCGGACATAAGAACCTCAAGGACATTGATCCGTGCGCGCATAATGGATAATACCTTACGGTATTCCTTATGGCTCATGCCCAGATAACGACGAGTCTTGTCAGCCAAACGCTTAGTCTCAGGAGAACTTGCATTCTCAGACTTCATCCACTTGGCAAGCAGAGAAGGAGTCTTACACTCCACATCCAAAGCAAGCTGCTTCTTCATGAAGGTAAACATATCCTGCTCCAGAGGAGTATCGCAAAGAGCATAAAGATCATCCCAACGACCGAACTCAGGGAAGAATTCGATGTTCTTGCGAATGGACTCACGGGTGTTCTTATTGGTTGCGGCCCAACGCACAACAGTGCGGAAGAACCGGCGCTCTCCCTGTCCGCCACGTACATCACGGATATAGAAAAGCATCTTCATTGCCAGTTCAGCATTCTCATCAAATGCCTTCTGAAACATAAGAATAACGTCTGCATCAGAGCGGTTACGCATAGCCGCGCCCATAGCAAACATATCCAACAAGTCACTGTTGGTAGTCTTGTGGGTAATGCCACCATTTTCGGTCAATGCCCAGTTGGTAGCCTGCTTCATACCATTAAGTAAAGTATTCATTCTTTCTTTCTCTCCTTTGTTTTTATGTTATGGACTTGGACAAGTCCATTCATTTCTTATTACATATATATTATATAAAAAATTTTTATAAAAATCAACTATTTAAAATTATAATAAAAAAAAATAAACCCCGCAAGTTGCGGGGTTTGAATTATAGCACATCTAAAAATTGTGCCATCATATATCCAGTTTTCTTTTGATACTTAATTTTACACCATTCCTCACCTGGCTCAATAATTTCAACAATTTCACCAAGCTTGATTCGCATAATTAAAGCACCTTTAAGAGATGGAGTTCTACGCATATTAACAGTACCACCAGAAGGTGCAGTTACTTTTGCTTGAGTACCATCAGAAGGGATCGTTACAGCTTCTTCATATACTTCTTTATATGCGCCTGCATCTACAAGAGGCTTAAGTTTTGCGGCATAATTCCATTTACCAATTTTAGTATCAATCGTCATTTTAGAACTCATATGACGGATCTAAAATGGATTTAAAGAATATACTAAACCAGCATGATAATAGTCTTTTAAATCTCCGTTATAATAAGACCCACCTTTTTTGTAACGAGAAGGTAGAGCATATCCTTTTGTGCCTGGTTCACAAGCTTTAAGTACCATATCTCCAACTTGAAGATCAGCTACGCTTTTTACAGGGTGTAAATTAACTGCTTCTTTACGAGCAGCCCAATTAGATCCATGAATACCAGTCCATTTAAGACCAGTGCGACGAAGACTCCCAATTAAGTACCCAATACAATCACAGTACCCATCAGATCCATCACCCGGCTCACGACGTTTTGGATTAGAATTAAATAATTGTAAAGCCTTCTCTAAAAATTTTTGCAATAATGCTGTCATACCTTTCACTCCTTTTTTGGGTATAAAAAAAGACCCCCAAACGTCTCACACCCTTATGACGTCCAGGGGCTTAATAAAAACAGAAAGGAAGGAACACCATGAGCACGGATGACCAGTCCGACCCATATAAAAATATATATGAATTAGACCATAAATATGAGTGGTAATTACGAGAGTATGCTCATAATTTATGTATGTCTAATTCTAGCCTATTATTGTAAAGAATATTGTTAAATATAATTTAAATAATATTGCTGAATTACTCTCCTACCCATTGTAAGTTAACCATACTCTTTCGAGGGGCCGCGGCTCTTACAATCGAAAGTAGTTACCAAAAACGATCCAAAATCATTAATCTTCATTATTAGAAAAGATTGCTGTGATCTTAGGCCCTATTCTTTATATATATAATACCAAAAATTTTTTTATTCGTCAAGTTGGTCTTTCATATCGTCTAACTGACGCTGATCCTTTGGATCAATTTTCTCATAGGATTGCAGTGCTTTCTTTTTAAATAGCTTACGATAAAAACGACTTTTCGCATACTGATGCGGTACTTTTAGTCTATAATGCACATGCACACCAGTCTGTTCAAGATCCTGTTCAAGGTTTTCTGCACGACGGATCTTTTTCCAAGTGTTCTTACGACGTTCTGCTCTTGTTCTCATAGGCACACTCCTAAAATATTTAATTGGCGATAGGGGAGGGATTCGAACCCCCGGGGCTTGCGCCACAGCTGATTTCAAGTCAGCGCCCTTATGACCACTTGGGCACCCTACCAAAAAACTAGACCGCTTTTTCGTTGGGATTCGAACCCAAAATGTCAGTTTTTCAAACTAATGTCTTACCTTTAGACTACGATCGCTAAGAGCGATAAAAATTGCTGAAACGGTCTTAAAATATTATTTCAAAAAGAATGACCAGCTCTTTGCTGTTTACCAGCATTAGTTGGGGAGCACTTTTGCGCGTCCGCATTATCTCCTGGTCTGCCCTGGGTGGATCTTTTTAGTCAGGTTTCCGCCGATTTCCTCAAGACTACTTTATCCCAAAAATAGACGAAGGACCGAGCCGCCGATAGGAATCGAACCTACAACCTGCGCATTACAAGTGCGCTGCTCTACCGTTGAGCCACGACGGCATGGATCCCATTAACTGGGATCGTTTTGCATCAATTTCTTCTGATGCTCAATAGCATCATCAAGATGAACATGATCAAATTGACTGCCATCTTCACATTCCCAAATTGCTTCAACCAGCTTTAAATGATGCTTAATATCGGCACGTTCAGTTTTAGACATAAACTTACCGGTAATTTTATTTGCATATACTTCAGGAATTAAAGATTTAGTGGGGATTTTAATCCAGCCTTGTCCGTTGCAACGAGCTGCCTGGTTAGTATCATAACATAAAGCCATACCATGATCAACATCAAATCCATGAACTTCATAACGCATACCGGTTTTACGATGATACATAATTTCCATTTACTAAAATCCCCTTTCTTTATCTTACATATATATATTATATCAAATTTTTTTATAAAAATCAATTAATCGAAACAGTCACCTACATGATTGATCATAATCTCTACACCAAGAGGAGTACCATAATTCTCCATCGTAATTAATGCCACTGGTTTTCCAGGTAGCTTTGGAGGTTTTTGCCCTTCTGGAGGCTGAGGATATTCATAAATTCGATTTATAATTGTTGTAACGACATCTGTCACATATGTGTTTTCAACATGATATCCAGGAACTTCTACTTCTTTCCATTTGTAGATTATTTCTGTACCATCTTCATCGTATTTAGGCACCTCTAAAATAACCAACCATTCATTTTCATCTGATAAAGTAATAACTTTTATGAGTTTACCATTACCATATAATTTTACTCTTGCCAATTTAGGACGTACAATAGTATATCCATCATCATTCCAACGTTTACGAATACCAACTGTAATTGTTTCTACTTCTTCTTCCCAAGGAATTGGTGTAGGCGTAATAGAAGGCAATGGTTCTGGAGTTAATGTTGGCAATGGAGTTTCTGTTGGTTTGGGAGTAGGGGTCGGTGTTACTGTTGGAGTCGGTGTAGGACTTTCTGTAATTACTGGTGTTGGAGTAGGACTCTCAGTAACTTGAGGTGTTGGACTTGGTGATTCAGTTATCACTGGTGTTGGAGATGGAGACTCTGTTTCATCCGGAGTAGGACTTGGAGTAGGACTAAAGGTAGGAGTCGGACTCGGACTTGGCGTAATTGTAATTGTAGGAGTAGGAGTTGGTGTATTTGTTACAACCGGGGTAGGAGAAGGAGTAACTGTTACGTTTATGAAATCAATAGCATAATCAGTATTACTACCATCAACAACGTTAATCATAATGCTTTGCGGCACAGGCGTTGTTTCTGGATCGCTCCATTCAACTATCTCTATTGGAGACTTAATACCACTATCAGTTATATGCTTACCAACACTGCCAAATATGTATCCTTCAGGCACTTCAATTTCAGTAATTGTATATACACCAGGCAATACATTTTCAATATTTATATGATTGCTACCATATTCATGAACTGCAATTTCAACAATTTGCGGTTTTTCAAATGATGGGCCTTCAATCTTAAATTTGAAAACAACCTCTTTCTGTTTTGCTGTTACTTTTGCTGATTTATAAATAGTAAATGTTCCAGCGGACACAGGAGTTGGGCTTGGTGTTACTGTTATTGTCGGTGTAGGAGTTGGAGACGCAGTTAGAGTTGGTGTAGGACTTGGACTCGGTGTTGCCGTAGGCGTTACAGTTGGAGTCGGACTTTGTGTAGGAGTAGCTGTTGGAGTCGGACTTAGCGTACTCGTTGGGGTAGGTGTAGGTGATGGAGTCGCCGTAGGCGTTGGACTTGGTGTAGGTGTCGGACTCGGACTTGGTGTTGGCGACGGGCTCGGAGTTGGAGTTGGAGTTGGAGTTGGAGTTGGAGTCGGAGTCGGAGTCGGAGTCGGAGTCGGAGTCGGAGTCGGAGTCGGAGTCGGAGTCGGAGTAGGACT